CTCCGAAAGAGCACACCTGTGCTTGGAGAAGTTGCTTGCGCGGTTAACGCTGTAGATCTTGAAGTTTCTGGCAACCCTCAGACAACAACCGTCCCCCACGTTATGCGTGAGAGCCTCCGAAAGAGCACATCTGTGCTTGGAGAAGTTGTCGGAGATGTAGAAGCTGTGAAAGATCGAACGGCCCAGGACCTGATCACCACCCGAGTTTTGACTAACATGTACAGATTGACACGGAAACGTGCGAATGAACCGGACAGGCAACTGCTCAACGGAATCTTCGTGCGTGACAATGTCATGCTTGTGCCCCTTCATGTTCTTTACAGTTTACAGAAGGATGATACCATCAAGATTGAAAATATCTTCGGTGCCATTCATGAAGTTGCTGTTAAGGACTTGATGACCGTCCCCATCTTGACGTCATCAGGAATGGAAAAGGACGCGATGCTGATTCACTTTCCTCGTAAGGTGAACTCACATTCGGACTTAGTCAAACACTTCGCCTCCCCCTCAGAATTGAACCACCAACGAACGGACGTATGCCTACCTTCCCTCAGAACAATTAAGGACAAACTCGTGCTTGCTCTCCTTGGAAACACCCGTGCCAAGCCTGTTGACATTAATATCAACACTGGCATCGATGTTTTCACGTTGCGAGAAGGATACGAATACAACATGAACACTACTCGTGGTGATTGTGGATCTCTTTTGATCTTCCAAGAATCACGATGCGTGCGAAAGTTTGCAGGAATTCATGTGGCAGCTAGCGCGTGTGGCACTCGTGCCTTCACCCAATCTGTCACTCAGAACGATCTGCTTCGAGCCTTTGAACAATTGCCCGGATTGCTAATCACCGACAACGATGACCTACCCTACTTTCAAGCCCCGCAGGACACTGTGGAAATTGGACGCCAATACACTCAGGACGACTTGTGCCGTATGCTCAGTATGCCAGCCCCCGTTTTCGGCTTCGCTGGTTATTGCTCAAACCCCGTGATGACCCCCTCGAAAAGTGATATCCGCCCATCTCCCATCCATGGAATGATTCAAGAACCGATAACCCGACCGGCCACTCTCTGGAGCCCCACGATTGACATCATGGGCAACAATGTTGCCAAAGGAGCTCTTAACACCCCATCCATTGACCAGGACCTGCTCGCTCGAGCTGTACTTGAAACAAAGGTACATCTGATGAAGGGAAGCAACGACACAAAGAATATCTGTCGCGTGCTCACTTTTGAAGAAGGAATATCCGGGAACCGTGAACTGAACGAATACCTCGAACCAATCAACCGATCCTCGTCGGCTGGCTATCCTTGGACTTTGTCCCGCAAGGGAGGTGCTAAAGGAAAGACCGGCTGGCTTGGAGATGGAGAGTATCTCTACGATGAAACCGTGCGAATTGCCGTAGAATCACGTATAGATGCTGCCCGTTCTGGAATCCGAACTCCGACTGTATGGACTGACACCCTCAAAGACGAACGCCGACCTCACGCTAAAGTTGATGCAAACAAGACGCGAACCTTCGCTTCTGGTCCACTCGACTTCCTCATTGCCTTCCGGATGTACTTTCTGTCGTTCAACGCTCACCTCATGACGAACAGAATTGATAACGAACAGTCGATTGGCACCAACCCGTTTGGTGACGATTGGCGTCGGACTGCCAAGAAACTACAGAAGCATGGTGACCGCGTGATCGCTGGTGATTTCTCATCTTTCGATGGGACCCTCAACAGCTCAATCATGTGGGAATTTGTCAATGTAGTAAATGACTGGTATGACGATGGACCCGAAAACCGCCGCATTCGAGAAAC